CAGCTGGGAGCAAGCATGAGCGCCACCTTTCTCAAAACGATGAACTCCGCATGGGCACGCGGCAGAGTCCAACAATCCGACCTCGACGTGTTCAAAACCCACGGTGCCAGCACCCCAGAACCGCTTTACACAATGGCTGGAAACGGCACCCTCAACATGGATTGGTTAATCGGATACTGGCGAAAAGTCGCAATCCGAGGGGAGGAATAAACACGGCCCTACCACTAGTTACTGGTGGTGGGTCTTTTTGTTGTGTAATGAAGTTGCGTGATGCAACATCATGGGGTAACATTTGTTATGCAAGCAAGAAGTTCACAAGGAAGGCAACATCATGAACTACGAAATCCACCCCAGCTACAAGGTGACCAATGAGGGCACCGTCCCGGCCGATGATGCACGCACCATCACGGCGGACGGAAAAGTAGCAGGAACCGTCATCTATAACGACTGGAATAACACAGCAGTCATCACACGATTCGTAAACGGCGATGCAGAAATCACCTACACGCCCTGCGAATCCAAAGACCAGCTAGACGAAGTAATCCGCAACGTCTTCTAAGCCCAAAAGGGGAGGGGCGCGCATTCCCCCAATCACGCGCACCGACTGCCATCGGAAACACCCACCCAACCAGGAAGGAAACCCATGAAACTGCACGGTCGCACCGTCATGCGTGAAACCGCTGACCTCGACGCTCAACAGCTACGATTCATCCTCTGCTACCTCATGCCCTACATCGAACAGGGGCGCAGCTACGAGGAAGCACAGGAAATCCTCATGACCGCCATCGAGAACGAAAAGCGCATGGCAGGGGACGCAGCATGACAACGGCAATCCTCACCCACAATCCCACCATGCTGAACATGAACCGCTGGTGGGAGAAAGCCCAATGCGCAGGCCAACCCCTCAACAACTACGTACTCACTGGGCAGCGCGATAAGCAAGCCACAGCCCGCCAACTCTGCCAACACTGCCCCGTCAAACCACAATGCGCCTACGACGCACTACAACACGAAGACAGTGGAGTAGTACGCGCCGGAGTATGGATACCAGAAGACACCGCCGCCATGCGATACGAACGTGAAACCGTCTACAGCCAACTGTATGACGCAGTAGCGGAAGGGGCGTAACCATGGAACTGATTAACGACCACTTCCAGAATTTTAAACGGTATAACTTTCCTAAAGCTCAGTTGCTTGTCGCTGATATTCCGTATTCGCTAGGCACTAATGCTTACGGCTCTAGCCCCGCCTGGTACATCGGTGGCGACAACAAGAACGGCGAATCTGAACTAGCAGGCAAGCAATTCTTCGACACAGACAAAGACTTCCGCGTCCCCGAATTCATGCACTTCGCCAGTAAGATGCTCCGCCCGGAACCGAAAGCCAAAGGGCAAGCACCTTGCATGATCGTGTTCTGTAGCTTCGAACAGCAAATACCACTGATTGAGGAAGCCAAGCGCTACGGCTTCAAGAACTACATCAACTTAGTGTTCCGTAAACCCACCTCGCCGCAGGTGCTTAAAGCCAACATGCGGGTAGTGGGCAATGCTGAATATGCCCTCATCCTCTACCGCGACAAGCTGCCGAAGTTCAACAATCACGGCCACATGATCATGAACGTTCAGGACTGGGCAAAAGACGGCAAGCACATTCCGAAAGTGCACCCGACGCAAAAGCCTGTAGCGCTCATCGAACGCCTCATTGAACTGTTCACAGACCCCGGTGATGTAGTCATTGACCCGTGTGCGGGTAGTGGTTCCACATTGGTGGCGGCGGAAAACCTAGGGCGGCGCGGCTACGGATTCGAAATCAAGAAAGATTTTTGCCGCGCATTCGAACGGCAGATGCGCCCGGCTGTCACACCATCACTCAACCTTTGGGAATCTTCTATGGAGGAAGAATGCTTAACACTCTAATCAACCTGCTATCCGCCGCTGCTTACACCCCGGATGGTGGCATCGCAGACCCGAATCACCCCATCTACATCCTGCTGTGGGTATTGAAGGCGCTGTCATGACCATCCTCTGCACCCGAACCACCACCATCATGGTGCCGTATAAGCCCCGCGCTGGGGAGGTGCAGCGCGTCAAGGTGGACGGCACCGTAGAATCCTGCACCCAAGCACGCCGTGACCGGCCCGAACCCGAACACCTCCAATTCGAGGAACCGGAACCGGGACTCTTCCGCCGCTGCCGACAGGCCTACCAGCACGACAACTGGGGCGAACCGACTCACCCGCTACCTATGTGGGTCGTCTTTGAACTTTGGTACGAGGAATCGTGAGGATAGGCGGCATGTTTGCGGGCTACAGCGGCCTAGGAATGGGTGCGCCCCAAGCCGCCGCCACAGCACTCACCCACCTATTCCAACGCGCATGAAGAAGCCCCACCATTGGGAAGGCAATCAATGATGGGGCTGAGCCACAGAAAAAGGTGGAGAGTGTAAGAGCCAAGTTGGGGAAACAGCACTTACAAGGCACAACACTACTCAACACTGTCACACCATGCAACAAATGATGTTCACGATCCCACTCACATTCACCAAACCACCCCTCAACATGAACCAGCGCCTCCACTGGGCCAAGAAAGCAAAAATCACGAAAGCAATCCGAACCGAAGCCTTCATCCGCTGCCGCGCCGCACGCATCCCCCGTGCCAAACACCTCACCGTACAACTCCACTACCAGCCTCGTGACAACCGGCGCAGAGATGCGGATAATCTAGTCCCCACACTCAAAGCGCTATGTGACGGCATCGTAGACGCAGGGGTAGTGCCCGACGACACGCCGGACTACATGATCAAAATGATGCCCACCATCCACCCCGCAGTGAAGGGCGAGCCGGGCCGCATGTGGCTCACCGTCGATGTTGCCTAATACAACAAATGTTGTGTAAGGTAACAACATGTGAAGCAAACTAAACCACCCTGCCATGGTCACCCAGTCTTCACCAACCCGCAGCCAGTAGACCCCAGCACTATTGACGCTATGGAAGCCTGCACCTACTGCCCAATCCGCAAACAGTGCGCCCTCGATGCACTCACAGCAGGTGACAGTCTCGACAAAGCACACCACCAACCAGCAACAGGGGTCATCCAAGCCGGGGTGTGGTGCACAGGTGACCAAAACACCGCCAATCAACTCGCCGCCATCGCGGGTGTCACCCCACCACACACGGGTGCCCAAAAACGCTTCACACCACCCACAACCTGCAAAGGGTGCGGCAAACCCATGGCCCCACGAATAAAGGACAAGCCACTCGAAGACCAACCACTAACCCACGCGGCACACGGCTACTGCCGAATCTGCGACGCACGCCGCCGCCGACAAAAAGACTGGCAATCCACCCAGCCAAAAAACACCACCGTATTCACATGGAAAGAAAAACGACATGCACGCACTAGAAGCAATGGGCCTGGCCGTCATCATCCTGCTGGCCCTGGGCCTCGCAACCGCCCTGGTCATCATCGTGAGCAAGCAGCACCAGGACGCAAAACACAACAATCCCTCTTCTAACCGGCCCCTACGCATCGAAGTAGAAGGCGAAGCAGCGTACCGCCCGGCCCGTGCACACACAGATGACGCAGGATGGGACGTTCGCGCCGCCGAAGACGTACACCTAAAACCAGGGGAGCGCGCCCTAGTATCCACCGGAATCAAACTAGGAATCCCCACCGGCTACTGCGTCCTAGTCCTACCCCGTTCAGGGAATGCCCACAAGCTAGGCGTCACCGTAAACAACGCGCCGGGCCTCATTGACGCGGGCTACCAAGGCACCCTCTACGTCAATCTCATCAATCACGGGGATAAAGCTATCCGCTTAAACCAGGGTGCGCGCATCGCACAGCTACTAATCCAGCCCGTCACCTCGACCTGCTTCAACCCCGTCAAGAACCTCACCGGCACCACACAGCGCGGCACTAAAGGCCACGGCTCCACCGGCACCAAATAAAGAAAGACACCATGAACCTCGCAACACCCAACCATGCCACACCACAAGACACCATCGACCCCATCAACTGGAACGAAATCACCGACCAAGTAGACAAAGACGTATGGGACAGGCTCACCAGTAACTTCTGGTTGCCTGAGAAGGTGCCCGTATCCAACGATATTCCCACCTGGAAAATCATGGACGAGGCGGAGCAATGGGCCACCATGCAAGTCTTCACCGGCCTAACCATGCTTGACACCATGCAAGGCACCGTAGGCGCACTAAGCATCCTGCCAGACGCAGCGACCCCACACGAAGAAGCCGTGTACACAAACATCGCCTTCATGGAATCCGTACACGCTAAGTCCTACTCCAATATCTTCATGACGCTGGCGGACACCCCCACCATCAACCACGCATTCAACTGGGGAAGGCAGAGCGAACGCCTACAGTACAAGGCCCACCGCGTCCTCGACTTCTACAAGCGCGGCAACTCGCCCATGCGGAAAGCCGCATCCACCCTGCTAGAATCCTTCCTCTTTTACAGTGGCTTCTACCTGCCGTTGCGTATGGCGGCGCACTCTAAGCTAACCAACACCGCCGACATCATCCGCCTAATCATCCGCGATGAGGCTGTCCACGGCTACTACATCGGATACAAGTACCAGCAGCAGGTCAAACACCTAGACCAAGCACAACAGGCAGAACTCCAGTCCAAGGTTATCGACCTGCTCCTAGACCTCATGGATAACGAGGAACACTACACCCGCGACCTGTATGACCCGCTGGGCTGGACAGAGGATGTACTCGCATTCCTGCGCTACAACGCAAACAAGGCGCTCAATAACCTGGGATATGACGGTATCTACCCGCAGGACATGTGCCGATTCAACCCTGGGGTGATGACCTCACTTAACCCTGGAGCGGATGAGAACCATGATTTCTTTTCTGGTTCTGGTTCGTCTTATGTGATTGGTACGGCGGAGGATACTACCGATGAAGATTGGGCGTGGTAGCCGTGGATGCTATCAACCCAACCCACTACCAGGGGTTTAGTAATGGTGCACAGCCAGTCGATATTGCAGAACACCTGAGCGGCAACGGAGCGCAAGCTCTGAAATACATTGCGCGTTCCACTCGAATTGATGGAGGAAACAAAGGAGAAGTCCTGCAAGACCTCCAAAAAGCAAAATACTTCATCGAACGTGAGATAAAGAGGGTAAGCAAAGATGTCTAGAGTCTGCTCTATTGATGGATGCGAGTCCCCTCATGAAGCGAAAGGCTTTTGTCAGCGCCATTACCAGCGGAACTATCGCACTGGGTCTCCCATCAAGAAGCCACGTAGGGCAAATCCATTGAGAGACCGTACTTGTGCGTATTGCGGTTCGTCTTATCAATCCCGTTCTAATCACACCAAGTTTTGTAGTACGAAATGCCTGGACAGAAATAACTATCTGCGCCACAGGGAACAAAAGCTTACTTCGGCTAGGGAGTATCGCAAGAATAATCAGGAAAAAATCAAAGCGAGCCGTAAGGAAAAGTACCAGGCCAATCGGGATGAAATGAGAATTAGGAATAGGGAAAACTACTTGTTGAACCGAGAGGAACGGGTAAAGGCTGCTATCAAATATCAGGCAGAGCATCCTGAAATTGTGGCTTTGACACGTTCCCGTAGGCGTGCAGCTGTCAACTTCAGGATTTCCACCAAAGACCACAGAAAGCTACTCCACCTATATAGAGGGTGCTGTGCGTATTGCAGCGTGAAACTAGGGAAGTGGGGACGGAAAGAGGGCAACTCACTTCAGTGGGATCATGTGGTTCCTCTGGCACGTGGAGGCGCTAATGGTGTTGGCAATCTTGTCCCTAGCTGCCGTAACTGCAATCTTTCTAAGAATTCTTCAACGGTGATGGAATGGAAGATTCGTAAGGCCCGCTGGTACATCGACAGGGAAATCACCCGGCTAGGTGGTGGGGAATGCTAACCGCCATCCGCATCATTTGGGCGGACTTCAATCTGCTAATCAAGCTCAGCATCGTCGGCTTATTCCTGCTCGCCCTAGTGGACTGTGTTGAGGCCGCGTTACACCCATCATGGGAGTCGCTGGGGGATGCGCTGGACACAGTATTTTTCGCCGTTGCTATCACCACGATTAACGGGATGCTCACTGTGTCGAAAGCCTTGTTTGCGAACAACCGAGTACTAAGACCACTGGCCCACATGGGCTACCAGGTCACCACCTCACTGCAAGAAACCGGCAGCATCAACGTCCACACAGCCGGGGACAACTACATCATCGAAACCATTGGGGAGGAATCATGAACGATTTTGAGCGCTCGAAGTGGAACCACCCATCCATGAAGAATCGTATCGACGCTGAAATAGCCATGATGGAGGCCTCGCTACAGGATGATGCCCAAGAGGAACCACCGGCGCACAAGCGGGCTAAGCGTGGTGGTAGGCGTAAGCCCCGTGGCTTCGGCATGACATGGCGGTACTAATGACCACCTGTCCAACACCAAGAAAGAAAGCCTACCCGTGCAAATCCCACGCCAAGAACGCACTCTGGAGGGAATGGCGCGAAGGCCGTGGAAAGCACATGCCCATCCGTATCTACCACTGCGAATGCGGATGCTGGCACACCACATCGAAGCCCTACAGGTGGTGGGAGAATGCCTGAACTGTATGTGAGTGAGACGTGGCGGGGGCGGTGGGTTGTGTCCCCGAAACAGTGGGTTGAGCATGAGAATGACCCGACGGTTGTTGCGAACTTTGGGGATGAGGAACATGCGCGCCAGTGGCTAGAGAAGCAACAAAAGTGGCTCAAAAAGTTGCGCGGCACAACATTATGAGGTAACGTTTGTTATGCCAGTGAGGGGATGCGATCCAGATTCCACACACCCCCACTAGGCCAGGACGGCCACCTGATACAAAGCCACATAGCCTACCCGAGAGGACACATCATGAACGACGGCATACTGCTGATTGTCAGCTTGCTACTCGTGATTCTTTCCCAACTCATCGGATAGGCAACACCCCGCGCCTGTAGCTCATTGGTAGAGCATTTCCTATAAGCCGCGTCATTAAGGGGGCTGGTACTAGCCCCGGCCACACTGGCATGTTGTGGCTACGCGCAATGGCCGTGAGCTGGTTCGATTCCAGCCAGGCGCACGCAGCTGCCGTCTGGGTTCCCAAAAGGGGAGTAAGCGCCCTGTGGTACGGGTGCCGAGAATTCCTTTGTCGGTAGCAGCATAGCCGCCCAACATGTCTAACCAGCATGAAGGGCGCGCACAATCCCCCATCGTCTAATGGCAGGACGCCGGAGTTTGGTTCCGGTAATCGAGGTTCGAATCCTTGTGGGGGAGCGCTTCGCTGGCGGAATTGGTATACGCGCCGCACTTAGGATGCGGTACCAGAAATGGTCTCCGGGTTCGACTCCCGGGCGAAGCACTCAGGCCAGAAAGGATATGAATTCATCACTTATTGCCTACAAAGCGGGTGGCTGAATTCTTGCAAGCACACTGGGGTTCGATTCCCCGGCTGGCCACTAGGGGTGTCAAGCGCATCTGTCCTGACCATTAGGCGAAATGGAGCGCCAAGGCTGCACCCGAAGGGTTGAACACTGGCCCTCCGGCACTGCACACCTGCACCCCGCCAATCTTCTCACCCAACCACAGAAAGAGAACCACCATGATTATCGCCACCACTATTCTGGCTGTCAGTATCGTCGTTATCGTTGCCTACCCCACGATTGAGGACTACTTCTACACCGGTCAGCACCGCGCAACGCCCCATGAGAGTTAGCATTCGATGATTGGGACGATTGATGTCCAACTCATTTCCTAAGCTGTGGGCATGAATCATATTGACCCAGAGCACCAAGCAGAAGTAGACCGCCTTTGGGCTTCAATGCCTGAGGAATGGCGCAACCTCCCCGATGATGAAGTCACCGCCTGTGGAATGCCACTTGGCCTAGTTCACCCGGACATCTACGACGAAAACAACAAACCACGCGAATGAACTCACACGTGTAGCAGCGTTAGAGTGTCAAGTTGAGCCAATCAAATTACACAGCAGTAACTCATGTCCACACGAGTTGCTACTGTGGCTGTCAGCAGTGGCAATCGCCGCTGCGTGAAACGACATCTCAAGAGGGAGAATTACATGAAAATTAGGGTTCATGGCGTTGAGCGTGGCCGTGTAAACGTCTACAGCGGCAAATCGCTGAGCTGGAAAGTTTCCAGCGGCTTTCTCTACATCTTCGACGGCGAGAAAGAGATTGGACTCCACAATCAGGGCATGTGGGCAAGCGTTGAGTTCGATGACGAATCCGACGATGGAAGCGGCGTGGTTGGAATCCTGTAACGCCTGCTAGACAATGCCCCTCGCCTTTTAGGTTGTGGGGCATGACTCTTGTAAATATTGCTGAGCTACGTTTCTACCCGGGCAACGCCCGCCGGGGTGACATTGACCTGATTGCCGAATCATTGGAGAAGCTAGGGCAATACAAGCCCATTGTCGTGAATGCGGATGGCACAATTTTGGCCGGTAATCACACGGTTATGGCGGCGCAGCGCCTTGGCTGGGAAACCATCGACGTGCATCGCGTGGATGTGGACGATGACACCGCCAAGCGCATAGTAATCGTCGATAATAAGGCCAACGACCAATCCACCTACGATGTGGAAGACCTCGTTAACCTGCTCACTGAGCTTCCTACTTTGGAGGCCACGGGCTTCACCCGCGATGAGGTGGATCAGCTCCTAGAGTCGCTAGACGATATTGATGCTGACATTCCAGAGCGCCCCGCTGAACCAACCCCGGAGGGCTTTAACCTGCTGGTAGAGTGCGAGAACGCGGAAGAGCAAGCCCGAATTAAGGCACGCCTGCTTGCCGAAGGTGTGACCGTTGGTGAGGTCTAAGTTGCGTGGCTTTGGGCGTAAATCGTCGTATCAGTGCCCGTGCTGTGGCTGGAATAAGCAGGTTGGCAGGCGTGAGGCTGAGAAACGCGAAATCTGGCTAGATGTGCTGCGCGGGGATGGTATCGACATGCGGGACAACGCCCCAAGGGGGATAGCGTAAAGGGTTGTTGATTAGACCCAGGAGGTTTAACTAATGCCCAGCCTGCACAAAGACCGCACCAAAGCCATCATCGCGGAACGACGACGCAAAGCCTACGAAATGCGCATACAAGGCGCGTCCTACCACCAAATCGCAGACACCCTGAAAGTCTCCACTGACACTGTGCGTAATGATGTGAAAGCCCACATGGATTACATTCCGCGTGAGAATGCGATTGAGTTGCGCGATATGGAGTTAGACAAGCTGAACCAAATGGAACTGGCACTACAGAAGAAGCTACGTTCCGGCTCCCCGCAGGCTATCAACGCGGCTGTGCGCATCATGCAGCACCGGGCGCAGCTCATGGGCCTGGACTCCATCGAGAACAACGATGGTTTGGATGCGGCTAAGGAGGCCATGACCCAGATTATTAGCGCGTTGCAGAATGGGCCTACCGCCAAGCCTGTGGAGGATGACCAGCAGGGTGATTGATACAGCGGAGGTCATGGGCTTTAGCCAGAAGCAAAAGGATGCTTTCGCAGGTTCGACGGGGCGTGTGAACATCTGGGATGGGTCTGTGCGCTCTGGTAAGACGTACACGTGGACGTTGCTCATGCTGGCTTTGGTGGCGGCGTATAAGGGCACTGCGGCTATTGTCATCACGGGTAAGAACCGTGACAGTATCTACCGTAACGTGTTTGAGCCAATCGAAACATTGGCAATCTTCATCCCTGTCAAGAAGTATGTGGTGTACCGGCAGGGTGCAGCAAAGGCCACTATCTTCGGTAGGCACGTGCACATCATTGGTGCGAACGATGCGGGCGCAGAATCAAAGATTCGCGGTATGACCATCGGCCTAGCATTCGCGGATGAGATTACCTTGCTGCACCCCGCCTTTTTTAAACAGCTGTTGTCCCGCCTGTCTAAGTCCTACTCCAAGCTATTCTGCACCACTAACCCTGATAGTCAGAATCACTGGCTGCGCAAAGACTATTTGGTACGTGTGCCGGGCTGTATGCACTACGACACCAAGACCCAGCCGGAAGACCAACTCGCGGACTGGACTTATTGGCACTTCACCATGGATGACAACCCCTCACTAACCGAGGGATACAAATCCAATCTGCGCAAGGAATACACAGGCATGTGGTACCTCCGATTCATCCAAGGCTTATGGGTAGCCGCAGAAGGCGCAATCTACCAGATGTGGGATGAAGCTAAACACGTAGTACATCCCGAGGATATGCCCATCATGCGACAGATCATCGCCCTAGGTATCGACTACGGCACCACCCACCCCACAACCGGCATCCTCCTAGGAATAGGGGACGATAACCGACTCTATGCGGTAGATGAATGGGCACCAGGGCGGCTAACCAACAATGCTTTAACCGCTGACCTGAAAGAATGGCTAACCCGCCACGACTATCCCACGTGGATTTACTATGACCCCGCTGCCGCATCCTTTGGCCTACAACTCCATGAAGATGGCATCCGCCGTATCGACAAAGCCAACAACGATGTGCTCGACGGTATCCGCACCGTGGCATCCTTGCTAGACAACGGCAACCTACTCATATCTTCCCAGTGTAAGAACCTGATAGATGAAATCCCCGGCTACAGGTGGGACGAAAAAGCAGCAGAGCGCGGCATAGACAAGCCCATTAAAGAGGGAGACGATTTCTGCGACGCTCTACGCTATAGCGTGTATTCGTCTCGCTACCTGTGGTCTAGGAGCATCACCGCATAGGAGACGTACATGAGCATGCCCGCCGCTAACACCCCGTGGCCCCCAGAAAAGTGGGCACCAGTAACCCGCATGGTGGGGGATGCTTCCCTGTGGTGGGAGGGGGACACTAAGCAGCTGGACTCGCACTATGGCGGCATGAACATGGTGTACCGCCCATCCCAGTTTGCTGGTGGGGTAGTGGGGGCGGTGTCTCGATTCTTCTGGGGCCAGCCCACTCCAAAGGGTCAATCAAACCGGAAGATGCACCTGCCTATCGCAGCGGACATTGCCGCCACGTCCGCATCCCTGCTGTTTGATACGCCGCCCACGTTCACCGTGGACGATGAGCAAGCCCAAGCCAACCTGGATGACATGCTCAACGATGATCGTTTCCCTGCAGACCTGCTAGTGATGGCGGAATCCTGCGCCGCCCTAGGTGGCGTATACGGGCGCATCATGTGGGATACCGACGTATCCGATGACCCGTGGATTGATTTCGTGGATGCTGACAGCGCCTACCCCGAATTTAGCTACGGCAAACTGACTGCCATCACATTCCATGAAGAGCTACCCAAGCAGGACGAAAAGCACGTCTGGCGCTTGCTATCCCGCTACACCAAGGGCCGTATTGAGTACGCCCTCTACAAGGGCAGGGAGCAGAATCTAGGTGAGCAGCACCCCCTTAATGACCACCCATCTACCGCGCCACTCGCGGACATTGTAGATAGCCAGGGTGGGGTGGACTCCCACACCATGGGCATCGCAGCAACCTACATTCCGAATGCCCGCCCGGTTGTGGGCTTCCGTAACGACGGCCAATTACGTAATATCGGACGCCCTGATATTAGCCCCGACCTGTTCCCATTGTTTGACATGCTGGATGAAGTGTGGACCGACCTAAAGCGCGAGATGCGGCTAGGTAAGCAACGTGCTGTAGTTCCCGAATACTGGCTAGAACAGCAGGGCTTCGGTAAGGGGCAGGTGTTTGACCTTGACCGCGAATTCTACGACGCGGTAGCATCCACCCCAACCGAAGGGCAGGGCGTTCAGTTTTACTCACCGGAACTCCGCTTCGAGTACTACCTGAACCTGGCGGACAAAATCGTGTTGGAAATTCTACGCCGCGCCAATTACTCTCCATCCACGTTCGGGCTGGCTGAAACCACCTCCACGGGGCAGAAGACGGCCCGTGAGATTGAATCCGAATACCAAGCCTCCATCCAAACCTGGAAAGCAAAGTCACGCTACATGCGCGCCGGGCTATCCGAGCTATCCAACGCGCTACTAGAAGTCCATGCTTGGCTGCACAACATCACCCCACCCAAGGCACGGGTCAAGGTGGATATGACGGCACCTGTACAGGAAACCATGTTGGATAAGGCATCCACCATCCAGGCCCTGGACGCGGCACGCGCTATCTCCACCCAGCAAAAGATTGACATGCTACACACTGAGTGGGACGAAGAGGATAAGCTAGCAGAGGTAGACCGCATCATCGCAGAGCAAGCGGGCACATTTGACCCACTGGGTAACATTAGGCCAGATGAAGACCCACTAGGTGAGGATTAATGGTCTTTGACCCGGCACGCACAGAGGGGCTAAACGATGATGTTGTAGCCCTGTATCGGCGTGCCGAAATGTATTTGATTGAGGTGATCCGCCGCGCCTTAATCAGGACGGGGGAGTCACCCACGTGGGCTGAGGCCCAACTGCTTGCGATTCGGCAAGAGCGCGGAAACATCGAGGGCATGGCAGACGCGCTGCACAAGCGTTTGGGTACCACGTGGCGCAGCACGATTGACGCGGCGTATCTGCGTGGGCAGATTGAGGCAGAAAAGGAACTCGCTGCACTTCCAGAGCATTTGCGCCCAACACCAGCCGCCCCAGTGTTTGAGAGTAGCGCGGCTGTGTATGCCCTTGTGTCTGAGGCAATTACCACGATGGAACCAGTGCACCGCAACCTTGTGCGCCGCGTGGATGACATTTGGCGACGTATCGGGGTGGAGGCCACCGGTTATAGCGTGACGGGGGTGATGACTACGCAGCAAGCGGCGCAGCGCGCTTTTACCCGCATGGCCCGGGAGGGATTACCGTTCTATGTGGACAAGGCAGGCCGCAAGTGGGGACTAGACACGTATGCGGAAATGGCTGTACGGACTATGACGAATAAGGCTTTGCGGGCTGGCCACACCAACACCATGATTGAGCACGGTATTGACCTAGTAGTGGTGTCATCACACAAGAACCCTGCCCCACAGTGCGCCCCGTATGAGCGTAAAGTACTGTCACTCACCGGTAAGTTCGCGCTGGGCACACATCGTATTGGTGACAACATCGTGAACGTGAAGGCAACTATGCGGGACGCTGAATCTAGCGGACTGCACCATCCTAATTGCCGCCATACACATTCTGCCTACATCCCCGGCTACACGAGGATTAGTGACGCCCCCTACGATGGCGACGATACCGGCTACAAAGCCACCCAAAAGCAGCGCTACTATGAGCGGCAGATTCGCGCCTCCAAACGCATGGAGCAAGCCGCGATAGACGAAACCGATGTGAGGGCAGCACGCCAGCGCACAAGGGCGTATCAGGCGAAACTGCGCGACCATGTGGCTGAGCATGACTTACCGCGCCGCCGCCACCGAGAGCAAGTCCGACAGCCAGCGAGTGGGGCAGTGGGATTGTCATTCGATGACTAATCCAGTAACATTTAGGACATTCCCCGCATTAGCGGGGGTGAGCCGTTTCTAATGCTCAAGCATTCAGGAAAGCTCGATTCTTCCCTGCCTTGGCAGGGATGAGCCGTTGCTGATGCTCAACACATCATGCAAATTGCTCTTATTCCCCGCGTCAGCGGGGATTTTCTTATTTCACCCAGCGCTGCACCGTCGATGGGGTACGACCGCACATTTTCGCTACTTGGTAGGCGCTCACATCGTAGGACATGGCAACCTGCACCCACTCAGAGCGAGCATCTTTCAGCTCTGCGGTAATAGTCTCTAGCTCGCGGATTTGGTCATCTGCCCATTTGATTTGCGCCATGTACACGGCTTCGTTGTAGCCGTCGCGCCCGGCACGCGCCATTTCGAGTGGCTTTGCAAACAGGGTTTCCACCCAGGCTAGCTGGTCGGGGGACAGCTCACCCATGACCTTTTCGTAGTCGTCTTCCGACGCGGCCAGGCCCTTACGGGCGGATTCGAGAGCAACCCGGTTACCGGTCGTGCGCACTGCGCTGACTGTCTTGGTGGCCATGCCGATGAGGATGATTTTTTCGCCAATACGGTTGAGAGTGTCGGGGCTAATGATTTGCATGAATCGGGTTCCTTTCTAGTTGTCGCCTTTGAGGGCGGAAATGTAGGTGGATGCGTCGCGGCGGGTCATGTTGGCGACTTCTTCGAGTGTGGTGGGGCCAGCGCTGAACCAGGTGGTGTTCTGTCCACCGTGCTGTGCAAGCAGGGCCATGATGTAGTCCACTTGGCGGTCGGTGGCGAGGGGGCCGATTGCTTTGGTTGCTGCGTCTTCTGCGCGCTCTTCTTCGCCCTTGGCCTCGACCTCGCGCTTGGTGGCGAGTTCTGCGCGTTGCTTGTCTAGGTAGTCCTGGCTGTTGTTGCAGAGTCGGATTGCGTTCTCGACGGAGTCCACGTCGCGGTGTTCTTCGCGTCCGGTGTTGCGGTTGATTACTGCGATTTGGTAGACGCGCTCATCGTTAATGAATCCGGTTTGGGTGACTACTTGGTAGTCCTCGGTGGTGTGGTGCTTTTCGGTGGTGCGCATTTGACGTGCCATGGTGGGTTCCTTTGTTTTGTGTTCCTTGCTTACACCTCCATTATAACGCGCTGCGTACTAATATGCAATGCGTACTATTAACGGGGGTAGGGGGCAGGGGTGGGCATGGCGAGATGAAGGAACCTCCACTTTTCAGACATGACGCAACCCACCATGGGGGGGATTGGGGGTTGCGGGTTGGAGCTGAGCTCAACAACCAAAAAGATAGTAACCCACGACTAGAAGGTGTGCATCTTGAAAAATAGAGAAAATCGCCCATGTAAACACATAGGCGATTAAAGTCACTGTGACAATTTAGGCGGCGTTGCCCACTGCTGAAAAACCTACTTTGATGGCTCGCATTCACCAGCCAGCTCACCATTAATGGCAGCACTCGCGCTATTCAAAGCCCCCAACTTATCGGAGTGCTCTACGGGTACTTCAAAATAGGCAGTTAGATAGTTAGAACCAAGGTCTACCAAAGTCGTTTCCTCCTCGGTAGACGGGTAGACCTGCACGAAAGAATGGAAATCTCCAGAGGCGTCATCCTCCATAACCATGATGCCATTCTCAAACTCTAACCGATAGCTGTATGAGTTGAATCCACTGCTCGACTTAGGCGCGAAGTAGAAAGTCGCCTCACCATCCTCCAGTTCAAAGTTCTTAAGCGTCTCTGGCCCGTTAGACGTGTTGACAACATGGGAATCGCAGCCCCAAGCGGAATCTGACGGGAGCTGGCTTGAAACATCCGCACCGGCCCCGGTGACTGTCTGAAACTCTGGGATGTCTTGTGCTTGGGGGCTATCCTGTTGCCCGTTTTCTTCTGTGGCACCGCACCCAGTAAGCAGTAGCGCGGCGATAGTAAGAGAGATTGCCTTCTTCATAACCTCACCATACAACAAATGTTGCCTCATCGTGTAATGGACAACGACAAAAATCACGCACACTGCCACCGTTCAAACATCCACCCAACACGTAGGAGAGAACGGTGCCCGAAAACACCACCCCGGAAAACACCAGCCAGGCGCAGGAAACCCCGGCAGGCCAGGAGCCAAACACCCAAGCAGAAACCAACCAGCCACAACAGGAAACTAATCAACCTGCTGGTGGTATCGATGACCTCCCCGAATGGGCACAAAAGGAAATCCGCAGCCTCCGCAACGAAGCAGCCAACTACCGCACCCGCAGCAAGGATGCGGAAGCCGCTAAGGCAGATGAACTGAAGGCCGCACAGGAAAAGGCAGAGCAAGAGCGTAACCAGCTCATCCAGGACATCGGCAAGAAACTAGGCCTAGTCGAAGACGAAACCAATGACCCGCAAAAGCTCATTGAGGCAGCGGTAGAGCGTGAGCAAGCCGCCGCCAAGGAACGCGACCAGATGCGCGACACCCTGAACCAGTATCGCCGCAACGATGCTATGCGAAGTGCTGTCGAAAAGGTAGACGGCACGGTTGATACCACACTCCTAAACGCGCTGCTCAATTCGGACAACGCATACACCCAACTAGATGTAGACGCAGATGATTTCGAATCCCAGGTGGAAACAATCGTCACCCAAAAACTTGAATCCCACCCGTCCCTAATCCAGGCGATTCACAAGGCATCCGGTGTGGATACGTCCAACACAAACCGAGGCAACCGAGCAATCACCATGGCCGACCTCCAACAGATGACCAGCAAGGAAATCTATGAGGCCCAAAAAGCCGGAAAGCTCGACCACCTCTACACCAACTAGGAGACCCTATGTCTGTCGAATCCTTTAAGCCCATCCTCTGGGCCGCAGCCCTTGACGCCCCCTTCCAGGACGCACTGGTCTACTCCCAGACCGGCGTGGCAAACGCCCGCTTCCAGCCGGTACTTCAAAACTCCGGCAAGAGTGTCAAGATTAACCGCCTTGGTGCTGTCAAGACCCGCACCTACACCCAAGGTGAGTCAATCACCTACGACACCCTGTCTACCGAGTCCACCGAGCTGGTCATGGACCAGCAAGAGTACTACGCATTCCTCATTGAGGATATTGACCGTGCTCAGGCCGCTGGCGACTTCCAGAATGAGTCCACCCGCCAGCACGCCTACGCCATGGCGGCAAAGGTCGATGCTCACACTGCCGGTGTGCTCAAGGACGGGGCTAAGACCAAGCTGGGTAACAAGGCCGTGTTTGACGGTGCGGACTTCTACCGACCTGCTGAGGGCCAGATGACCGCGTGGGATGTACTACGTGAGTTCTCTAAGCAGCTGAATAAGCACTCTGCCCCGTCCCTTGACCGTTGGGTTGTTGTCGGCCCGAACATGGCTGCTGCGCTGCTGGCTGACCGTCGCTTTACTGAGGCTGACAAGGCCGGTACTGACACCATTCTGCGCAATGGTCAGATTGGTGCCATCAAGACGCTTGGTTTCACCGTGTACACCTCTAATCAGGCTCCGGTGACTGCTGGCCGCGAGACCATTATTGGTGGCGCGCCGAACGCTCTGGACTTTGCTTCTCAGCTTCAGACTGCTGAGGCTTTCCGTCACCAGGATCACTTTGCGGATGCTTTCCGTGGTCTTCAGGTGTGGGGTTCTGGACTGGCTTACCCGGAGTCTGTGGTGACTCTGGAGGCTGATGTGAAGCCGGGCACGCTTGGTTCCGCTCCGGCTGCTGCCTAGTCGGTAACGCCTGATAGCGGGGTAGGGGATTATCACCCCGCCCCGCTTTTCGCATACTTAGGAGAAAATAGAATGCTTGTATTTGCCCAGCCGGATGATGTGGTTAAGTGGGCTGGCTACGAATTTGACGATGACGTGAAACTAGAGCCGCTTATTCGGCGTGCGTCGTCAATGGTGCAGCGTGCCGTACGCGCTGCACGGTTTGAGGTGACCCCTGCGGGGATGCCGGAAGACCCCGACGTGATGGATGCTCTGCGCGGTGCTGTGTGTGAGCAGGTCACAGTGTGGGTGGAGAATGACATTAACCCGACGGTGATTGAGGCTTCTTCGGGTGGGGTGACCTCATCGTCTATCGGTGATGCGAATGTGTCTTACTCCACGGTTGAGGCGGCATCGGTGAAAGACCAAGCTGCTAATGAACTGTGTGACGCGTCGTTGGACATTCTGTTTAACGCCGGTCTGATTGGGGGTTGGCCGTGGGTAAGGTAGCAGATGACATTGCAGCACAATGGTTCCGCCATGATTGCGTGCTCCTACGTGGGGCGGGCGCATCACCCTACGGCTGGCAAGAAGGGGAGCCAGTCCCCTTTAAGGGCTTTGTGCGCCAAGCCACCCGCCGTGTCGTAGGGCCAGAGGGGGAGCAAACGGTCACTGACACGATGGTGTATGTACCGCTTGGGTTAGTCGTGGAGCGCGGCGACCATGTGGAACTACCAGACCCGTTTGAGACCGGCCCGTGGGAGGTCACGGAACGCGCCGCCTTCGACGGGGCAGGGAACCAAACCCCAGACCACCAGAAACTAACCCTGACGATACCCAGCGAATCTTCGGGTGGCGGGGTGGTGAACCCTTATGGCTGAGTTGGATTGGCGCGGTCATGAGGTAGCCCGCGACATTAAACAGGCCACCACGAATGCTTTGCGCGCCGGGGCACACCTACTACGCGATGAAGCTGTACAGCGAACCCCGATTGAGACCGGCACGCTGCGCAATAGTGCCCGCGCCAGCGTGGAGGGCAACGAAGCCATGGTGTCCTACAACACCCCGTACGCGGCCCGGCAGCACGAAGAGGTTGGGTGGCAGCACAAGGAAGGCCAAGCCAAATACCTAGAGTCCGCGCTTTTGGATAATCAGACACGAATCTCTGAGCTGATAGCCAAAGAGATTGGGAAGGCGATGCGATGACCCCAACCTATGGAACACTGCGTGAGGATTTAGCCCGCCATCTTGCTAGCAATGGGCTAGCCCAGTGGGCACCAACCGGAATCTATAAAAAATTCACCCCACCCGCCGTGTATCTAGGTGTGCTACCGGATGAAGCAGGCCCAAGCATTGGGCTAGCCGTATACCACTTCGGAACAGAAGACACCGTACAGCAGGACACCGGCACACCCCGCATCCGTGTGCAACTCCGAATCAAGGGCACCCGTGACCCGCGCTATGCATCCCGCATTGCGGACGATGTGTACCAGCTACTGCATGAACGGACGAACTACCAGCTGGACAACGGGGTTTCAGTCTTACGCTCTGCGCGAGTCCTCACATACGAGGAACGGGACGAAGCCAGTGTTTACCACCGTGTGGAGTCCTACGAATTCGTAGTCAACCCCAACTAGGAGAGCATAATGGCTGTTGCAAAGGCACCATCTTCCTACGACCTTAATTCCACTCTCGCCCGCGACTGGGCACTACAGGTAAACGTAGGCACCCAAGAGGAACCGAACTGGATTTATGTTCGTGGCCTGTCCCAGTTCGCCCCCCAGTCTTCCCCGACGATGCAGGACGATTCCGATATTGACTCTGAGGGCTACAAGTCCCAGATTGCTACCGCCCTCGAAATGACCTTTAAGGGCGAGGGCAAGCGCAAGGGCAAGAAGACTGAGGGCAAGTTCAAGCAAGACCCGGGCCAGGCCGCTCTGCGCGAGAAGGGCCGCAAGATGGGCCTTGACAACGTGATTCAGGCTCGCTGCTGGCGCACCGACGGTGTGGAAGAGGGATATGATTCCTACTTCTCTGTGAAGTGGGAAGACCAGGCTGGCGGTAACGAAGACCTGGATTCTTTCAACTTTGAGCTGATGTCCCGTGGTAAGCCGGTTGCGATTAAGCCGGTCACCGACGATAAGGGTAAGTCCGTCCCAGTTGAGGGCGAGGGTGACGGCCCGATTATGTCTGGTGGCACCGCCAACGAATCCGGCGCTACCGAGCAGTAGTTGGACAACTAGAGGCCAGGGGCACCCTATGGGTGTTCCTGGTCTTTTGTCTATCTATAGGAGATACCCGCCGTGCGCGACCTGCGTGAATTCCACGACCCGAACCTGTACTTGCCGATTGACGGCACTGTGTACACCGTGAAGTCCCCGAACGCTGAATTGGGGTTGGAGATTCGGCGTTTTACTGCTGACCCTGAATCTGACCCGGCTGAGGAAATCTACTTTGTCGCCAAGCTGCTAGGCGCGGAGTACGACAAGGACACCGACAGTATGAGCGGTGGCCTGTGGGATGAAATGGTAGCCAACGGCGTGCCCTATGAGGAATGCATGCACGTCGGCAACACCGCCATGGCGCACTATGGTGTTTCTCCCGAGTTTGGCGAGATGTGGTGGGAGACCCGCCTGGGAAAAGAGCGACCGATCCAGCCGGAGGACATCGTGGCGTGGGCCAGAAGGGCGTGGGAGAAACCAGTGGAGAAGGAGCCAGTGGAGAAGAAACCGGCAGCGAAGAAGACCACCCGCAGCCGCAAGAAGACTACCTCCTAGACGGCCCCTACGGCCCCTATGACCCTAGGCCTGGAGCCTATGGGGATGATGACCCCGGTGGTGGGCCGTATGACCCGGAAACCGGTTTGCGTGACTGGTACGCCCCAGAGCCGCATGAAGCGCAGAAACCGGTAGGGCAGCAAAAACTCCAGTGGGTAGACGTACTCAACCAGTGGGCGGCGATTGAGTGCGACCTTCACGAAAAATACGCGGTCGATGTGGAATCCGGCGTACTCACGCAGCGCACGTGGCGGTGGCTGGAAACCAGAATCCTTGACCTGATTAACCAGCCTAGCCGTCTAAGGACAGCCCTCAACCTCACATCTGAACAAACCTCACACTAGGAGAACGCTATGGCGCTCGAAGTCGGTACCCTTAACGCCCGAATCCAGATTGATGCCGATGGGGTATCCTCTGCCCTCAGTAACGTCAAGCGTGACCTAGCAGATGTGAAAAAGTCCGCTGACAAGGTTGAAAACCTTGACATCAAGACCAAGGCGGACACCTCAGGTGCAACCAAGGCGAAGCGCGCCACAGACAATCTAGCAAGCTCTGCGGATAAGGCCGCGTCCGCCAGCTCTAAGATTAAGTTCCCTAAGGACTTCACCCCGGATGCGGAGCGGGCTAAAAAGTCGGTTGACCGTGTAGGTGATGGTCTTGCGGGTGCCGCCGCAAAAATCACGAAGTTTACCGCCGCGACCGCTGGCACCGCCGTGGTGGGTGGTGTTGCCGCCAGCCTACATAAGGGCTTCCAGCGCCTGGACTCCATCGACCAGGCCACCGCCAAGCTCGAAGCCCTGGGCAATAGTGGAAATGATGTGCAAAACATCATGGATAACGCGCTGGCCAGTGTGAAGGGAACCAGTTTTGGCTTGGGTGAAGCCGCCACCGTATCCGCCAACATGGTTGCTTCCGGTATCGCGCCGGGCAAGGAACTAGAAACTGTCCTTGGCACAGTGGCTGATACTGCCGCTATTGCTGGCACCTCTATGGAGGATATGGGCCTAATCTTTGGCTCCGTTGCGGCACGTGGCAAGTTGCAGGGCGATGACATGATGCAGATGCTGGGGCGTGGTATCCCAGTGCTGCAAATCGTGGGTGAGCATCTTGGCAAGACTTCTGCTGAGGTGTCTGCCATGGCATCCGATGGTGAGATTGATTTCCAAACCTTTGCGGATGCGATGGAGTCCTATGTGGGCGGCGGCGCGAAACGTATGGGCGATACTGTTTCGGGTGCGTTGAAGAATCTGGGGGCTGCGTTTGGTCGTGTGGGTGCTGAGGCCGCTAAGGGTGCTTTTTCTGAGGCACCGGCGGTTATTAGTGAGCTTACTGAGCAGGTTGATGGGTTGGGTGCTGTGGTTGGCCCTATGGCTGCTGAGTGGTCTGCGCGGTTGACCCCGGCGATTGCGGATGCGGCGACGGCTATCATTCCTCAGGCGACGGCAGCTTTGGGCGTGCTGTCCGACGGTGTTGAGGTGTCTTTGCCGCTTTTGCAGGGGTTGGCTTCTGCTATTACGTCTATCCCTACCCCTGTGCTGGCTGCTGGTCTGCTGACACTGACGGCGCGTAATAAGGGGTGGACTTCTGCGCTGGAAACGTCCACGGGTGCACTGAAAAACTGGGTGGGGTACGCCAAGAGCGCGGACGGCTTCGGCGGGAAGATGGCATCTGCTTTCCGTAACGCTTCCGGCCCAATGATGGTACTGGGCCGTGAGACTCGCATGTCTGCCCGTGAGCTGTCTGGAATGTCTCGTGTGGCTGGTACCGCGATGGGTGGCATGCAGTCTTTCGGCGGAGCGGTTAAGGGTGTGGCTAGTGGTGCCATGTCGGGCTTCAAGTCCGGCGTGAGTGGCATTATCAACATGCTTGGCGGGCCATGGGGTCTAGCCATCATGGGTGCCACCACCGTGCTGGGCATCCTCATTGATAAACACATGGAGGCTAAACAGGCTGAGCAAGAGCATGAGCAAGCACAGCGAGATTTGCGCTCCAGCCTGGATGAGACCACGGGCGCTATCACTGAGCAAACCCAAGAGCTGATTAACAAACGCCTAGAGGAATCCGGTGCTACCGCAGCAGCCCGCGAACTAGGCATGGCGCAGGACACTGTGCGCGACGCGGTAAACGGTAACGCGGATGCTATGCGCGAGGTCAAGGTAGCCACCGAAGGCGCTATCGACGCAGCCCTACAAAGCTCCGACACCTACCAGTCCATGGCAAAGGACATGGAAAAGGCTGGCATCACCGCCGACGATGTACGCGACGCACTGCTGGGCAACCAGGACGCAATGGACAAGATTAACGGCTCGTCTTGGGCTATGTGGCAGGGCAATCAAGGCCTTTGGTCTGCACTGTCTAATGAGATGGAGGATACTACCGGCGCAGCCATCACCCTTGGCAAGGAGGTTGGCAACCTCAATGGTGATTTGGAGTCTGTTAAGGCGGCTGCCCTCCAAGATAAGTTGAATGGCCTTCAAAAACAGGTTGACAAGACAGCCTCTGTGTTCGACAAGCTGGGTGACGATATTGTTGCCGTGCCGGATGAGAAGACAATTCAGGTATCCTCCATGGCCCCGAAGGTTAAGACTGAACTGGAAGAGCTGGGCCTAGAGGTCAAGCGCCTAGATGATGGTTCAGGCCGTGTGAACATCGAGTTCCCAGAGGGGCAATCAATTCTCACTACCCTTGACCAATTGGGGGCTAAGGTCACCGCATTGCCAGACGGGCGCATGGACATTAGCGACAATGCCGATGATGTTAAGCAACGCCTCATTGACCTTGGGCTGGCTGTCAAGGACGAAACTACTGGCCAGGTAACCATCACCGACAACATTAGCGACGTCATCGCCCGCGAAATCGAGATGGGTACTGCGGTCACCACCAACGGTGATAAGACCGGCCACGTCCATATTTTCGACAACATGGCCGACGTGATGGTGGGTCTCGAACAATTAGGCTTTGAGGCATCGAAAGACCGCAACGGCAACGTCATCATCGCTGACAACACCGGCGACACTATGGATCGCCTCAAAGCGATGGGTATTGAAGCGGAAAAGCAGCGCGACGGCAAGGTACGTATCACCGATAATGCGGAAGCTACCCGCCGTCATATTCAAAGCACTCTGTCCCGCGAGCGCACAAACACCGTATCTGAGCACATGATTAGCATTACGCGCCGCATCAAGGACATTTTCGAGCGGGCTAACGGCGGTATTGACAAGCCAGTCGAAACCTACGCTACGGGCGGGCACCGTGATAAGAATGTTGACCGTGCAGTGGCCCGCCGCGCTAACTCGAATCATGAGCCATCCCACCAAGCACAGATTGCCCCGGCAGGCGCATACCGTGTGTGGGCTGAGGCTGAAACCGGTGGTGAGGCTTATATCCCCATGGCCCCGTCTAAGCGTGGGCGTAGTGAGCGCATCCTGAATGAGGTTGCAAGGCAATTCGGATATAACCTAGTCGATGGGGAAACCGGGATGGTGCAAACGTTTGCCGATGGTGCCTTGCTGCCCGCATCTGTGGTGAAGCATCGCCTGTCCTACATGGACGGCACACCATACATCTTTGGCGGGTGGTCACCTGCTGGTGTGGATTGCTCTGGTGGTGTGTCCCTAGGGGTGAATGCCCTAGAGGGGCTGGACGAGTGGACAGAGCGAACTGGAACGGCAAACCAAGCCGCATTCATGCGCAAACGCGGCTGGACACCAGGACGCGGACACAGCGGAGACAACCGCGTCGCGTTCTACAACGGCGGGCCAGGTGGTGGACACACCGCAATGCAATTGGATGACGGAACCTACATCGAATCCGGCGGAAACACCGGCGGCGGCTTCACCATCGGCAAGACCGCAGGCCCCCTAGACGGGCGCGGCTTTACTGACTGGTGGTACAAGCCAGGTGCGGTACGCCTCACCACTGAGGGGTTGGACTCCCTGGACTCCCTCAACGGTGTTGTGGGCGCGCCGGGCTACAGTACCGTGACTGGTGCTATGCGCGGCATGGTGGAATCCACCTATAGCCCCGATGGTGGCGAGGCTGAATCCCGTGAGCTGAATGGCGGCGCGGGTACCCTCGTGAAAGACGGCTCATTCCTCGAATTGATGGCCGCACTGTACTCGAAGCAGACTGGCACCCCCATGGCCGATGATGTGGTTTCTTGGGGCACCGTCGTGGGCCTGTACTCCAAGGAATCCGAGAAGGCCCAGAAGAAGAATGCCAAGGACGCGGAAAAAACCGCTACTAAGCTGGAAAAAATTCAAGACCAGCTTGATAAAGCCAACGAGGATTTGCCGCTTGCTGAGGAAGACCTCCGCATCAAGAAGATGAAGCGCGATGAGGTTTACAACAAGACCAACAAGAAGGGCGAGAAGACCGCCACCGACTCACAAAAGGCGGCTGCTGACCAGTCTGTAGCTAAGGCTGAGAAGAAGGTGGCGGACACTAAGGCGAAGATTGCCAAGCTCGAACAAGAGCAAAAGGAACTCGAAGATGAGATGAAGCGCCTGCAATCCGGTGCAGACGGCCTAGACATTTACGGTGACCTACTGACCACCACGAAGGGCGTGGGTGGTACGTCCGGCAACAAGTATGCGGATGCCATCATCAAGGAAGGCAGGCGCAGGGGCATCACGGATACAGGTATCAAAATTGCTCTGGCGACCGCCATTGTGGAATCCGGCCTGAAGATGTACGCGAACAACGCTGACCCAGAATCGCTGAACTTCCCCTACGATGCGATTGGTAGCGACCATGACAGCGTGGGCTTATTCCAGCAGCGTAACAACGGCGCATGGGGTACAACCGCTGACCGTATGGACCCGGCCAAGTCTGCGGGCATGTTCTATGACCGCCTAGATGACGCTGATTACAACCAGGGCGACCCAGGCGCACACGCGCAGCGCGTGCAAGGCTCCGCATTCCCAGGCCGGTACGCCACCAAGATGAATGAAGCCCAAGGCTACCTGGATAAATACAACTCCACTAAGAACGCCAAGATTACTGCCATGGCAGACGGCGGCATCCTAGGAGGACTACGCCAAGCCCAGATTAATGAGGGTGATTCCGCTGTCCTGTGGGCAGAGGCAGGCCCAGAGGCGTATATCCCTCTGTCGTCTGATAAGCGTGCCCGTAGCCTGGATATTTGGGCTGAGACCGGTAAACGGTTGGGTGTGGATGTCATGAGCATGCTCAACTTCATGGCGTCCGGTTTACCGGGGCTTATGGAGGGGCGTCTCGATTTCTCCACTGGTGAGACAGTAAGCGCTGAGCGTCTTGGTGTGAATATGGATGCGGCTCAGTACCGTACGCGTCGTGGTGCACAGGCCACTACCCAGAATGCGGTGGGCGCGGTGTTCAATGGGCCGGTACAGATTAATGACCCGAAGAAGTATTTGCAGGGGCAGGTGGATAACGCGGGTAAGCAGCTAGGAATGGCGATGAGGAGTGTGCTGCTATGAGCCTGATACTGACTGATACAAGCTGGCAGAGTCGTGACGAATACCAATCTAGCGACCTGCTGCGCTTCTACCTTGTGGGTGCTGACCATCGAACCCGCTGGTGGTTTGGTGGGCCGGGGTCGCCGGTGCGGTTGAATAAGCCGCCGTCGGGGTTGCAGGGTGCTCCGGTGACGCATGATTATCAGACTGTGACTGGTATGGATGGTGCTATCTATAAGGGCACGATTGATGAGCAGGCCACTATCACGTTGCAGGTGTGGGTGAGTGACCCGCGTTCTTCGGCGTGGGCTAGGCGGCAGCATTCCCTATGGCGTGAGTCTTTGGGTCGGGGTAAGGACACTGTGAGGCTGTTTGCTGTGTCTAAGGAATCTGGCTATTGGTGGATTGATGCCCGCGTGGAATCCATCAGTGACGTGAACTATTTTGACCAGCGGCCCGGCTTGGTGGGGGAGATTGGCGAGCTAGTCACGTTGAAGACTGACCGGTCTTTCTGGCAGCGGTTTGAGGAACGCAAACGATTCGACCGCTACACATGCCGCAATGCCCATATGCTTAATCTGGGGGACCAGCCCGCATGGCTCAAGTGGGCTGTCACCGGCGACCATAACGGATGCTATATCGGCGTGGACAGGGAAGAGGTCTACCTCCCAGACCCGCGCACGCTGCGCACCGAAGAAGAACTCTTAGCAGGCATGAACCCCGTACACGGCTACTGGATTGACACGGATGAACTCTGGCCCTCGTTCCTCACCGCATCCGGTGATGACCTACAGCCTGATTTCCCTGACACGTATTGGACTAAGCCACTTCCTCCACGTGGCGTGCACAGGGGTAATACGGTGCCGTTGAACATTAGCCCGATTAATCCGGGTGAGAATTTTAGGGTTGAGGTGTCCTACATTCCGAGGGCGGAGCAAGCATGGTAGCTGACATTAACGAATCCTATAGCGCCAACCCGCTGAATCTTATGGTGCACAATAATGAGTACACGCAGCGGCACCGTATGCCCGGCTACATTGACGTAGAGCTAAACGCGGAGTTTGGGCTGAATGCTGGAACCGGTACTGTCACTATCCCCGCTGACCACAAGCTCGCGGCCCGCATCATGCAATGCGACCATGACGTTGTTCCTGTCACGGCAGAATTCAATGGGTGGCGGTGGACTGGCCGCGTGGAATCTTTCGAGGCCGCTGGCAAACCAGGCCGCGAGACTGTCACCGCCACACTGATTGATGACAAAGTGCAGCTAGGCAGCGTGCTGGCATTTGCTAATACTCGCACAGGGCTTGCATTGCAGGGCAAGCGTGACCACCAGGCAGGCCCACTAGAGTCTGTGGTGTACCACTACCTGAGTGAGAATATTGCCCGCTCTGGTCTACCCGCCTATATCGTCATGCCGCCTAAGCGGGTAGAAGACAAGTCTCCACGTATTGACCTATCGGCACGCATGACCAATCTGGATACTCTACTGCGAGACATTCTCAACCAGTATGACTATGACGTGGAATGCCGCATGTGGTGGCCGGGCCAACCCTTCCCCGATGGCAAGGTAGTTCCGCTGGTTGAGGGGGATAGGCGCGAGCGTCTACATAGGCTCACCCATGCGAACATTGACCAAGTATTTTCCCCCAACGATGACCCGATCCAACTACCCACAAAGCCGGGCCTAATCGTGGCAGTTCGCAAGGTGCGCGAGCGCCCACACGTAAGGTTCAGCACCCGTAATGGTGAAGTGGACTCATTCACCCTGTCCGGTAAAGCCCCCGGCGCTGCCCGCCAGGTGGTGGGTGGTAAGTCGGATGATTGGGTGAATGAGACGATTAACTTAGGTATTGACTTTGCTATTCAGGGCATTCTTACCGCGATTGGTGGAGTAGCCGCTGGCCCGGTTGGTGCTCTGGTGGGTGGTGCTGTGGGTGGCATCATCAAGAATCAGGTGGAGGATACGGTGTTGTCGTTCACGGATAGAACGGATGTTGAGCGGGCGGCACAGATGGGGCCGTTCCATCTACGTGAAGGCTTTACACAGTCCAGCGCGGGCACGTTCACGTTTGATACATCCACGTTGGCTGAGCGCGCCCTACTGGATGCTAAGGGTGGCAAGTCCGTCACTATGACGATGGGGCACAGTATTTCTAAGGTTCTGGGTGATGACCAGCGGCACAGTACCGGAAAGATTCGATACGGATACCGTATTGGTGACCGTGTGACCTTTGAAGAGCACCTATCGGGTGTGGTGGTGTCCGACATTATTACCGGTGTGACCGTGAAGGACAATCACGATGAGCGTATGCGCATCTCACCCCGCATCGGTAAGCGTAAGAACACGTCTAATCCGTTTATTGATTTCACTGACAAAATGAACAAGGTGACAGAGACCGTGCGCGACTTCGGCTTAGCGACCTAGACAACGCGGCGATTAACGCATCCTCATGGGCGAAACGATAGGAGGATGCATGGTCACACACCCCATGAAGCAAGGCACCTACAGGGTGTCCAGCGGCTACGGGTCGCGCTGGGGAACCTTCCACGCTGGCCTAGACTTCGCAGCGCCCATAGGTACCCCGATTTACGCGGCAGCGGATGGTGTAGTAGTCCAAGGCAAAGAGCGCTATAACGTAGCGGGCTTCGGTAGCTGGATTTGGCTGGACTGCCAGCAATCCGTAGGCAAGGACTTCATCTACGGTCACGTGAAGCATGACGGCATCATGGTAAAAGCGGGCGACCGCGTTCATGCAGGCCAACAGATAGGTGTTGTCGGCAACGAAGGTCAGTCTACTGGCCCTCACCTGCACTTTGAAGTGTGGGGGCATCCTGGTCGCCTTGGTGGCGCTCACCAAGACCCCGCGAAGTATTTGCAGGGCGCGGCACAGCCGGGAGGGGTAACCAAACCAGTAGCACGGCCCACCCCGACACCTTCTAACGGCCATATTTTGGGTGTGGACGTGTCTTACTTCCAGAACGGTATGAGTCTGAAGCGCGCCGCCAGTGAGGGGTTGAGCTTCGCTATCATCCGCACCAGTGACGGCACGCACCGTGATTGGGCCTACCAGTCCCACATGCGGGATGCAGAGTCAGCAGGCATGGTCACCGCTGCATACCACTACTGCCGCAACCCGCGTGAAGGAACCAGCATCCAGCAGCAGGTAGCCACCTCCGTCAACGTCATGGGTGACATGAAGCGCCCCATCTGGCTGGATTGTGAAACCCCCGCCGGGCTATCCGCACAACACGTACAGGAATTCAAGACAGAGTTTGAACGCCGGGGCGTGCGCGTCATCGGCATCTACTCCTACATCCCCTGGTGGGAGGGAAAGACCATCGGCGGGGAGCCTGAAACCGCACCATACGGCAAAGTATGGCTCGCACACTACGGCTCCAACCCAGACGGTAGCCCCGCACAGGTCTACGCAGCCCGTGGCGGCAACGATTCCCGCTATTGGAACTACCCGCTGGGCAACCAAAAACCAGTGCTATTCCAATACGGCAGCAAAGCAGAAGTCGCCGGATTCGCAGACGTAGACGTAAACGCATTCCGAGGAACCAAAGACCAGCTCAAAGACCTGTTCTACGGCACTCACACAGCAAAGAAAGAAGATCTAGATTTGTCCGACATTGACAAGAAGCGCATCAAGTACTCCCTAGACCAATTCGTAGGCTACGGCACCAACAAAAACGGCGAGCCTACTTTCAACGGGTGGGATTTTGACCACCTAGTCAAGGTGGCGAATGACAAGCTCGCCAATGGCAAGGGGCTAACCCTAGTGGAGATGGTGGCCCGCACCATGGACAAGCAACATCGCCAAGAAACGGCGATTACGCACCTGTCTGAAAGCTTCGACGAACTCATTAATGCTGTCACCGCCCTTAACGATTCCGTGGCGCAGCTTGCAGGCGCAAACCCGGAGGTAAAGTAAATGAGCAACGTTAATAAGGCTGATTGGCCAATCCGAAAGATTCTGTACATCCTGTTTGGTGCGGCCCTGTTTGTGGCTATCACCGCAGGCTGGGTGACAGATGACCAGATTGAGACCGCCCTGTCTACCACTGAGCGAGTCACCGCCTACCTAGCATCTGCTGGCCTCATCTTCGCAGCCACCAAGACCCACAGGGGCAGTGACGATAAGAGCACTGAGGCGGACGTACTCAACGCCGCCGTCAACGCTTCCAACCAGCCACAGGACACCAACAGCGAAGTGCTACTAGCCCAGCTACAGCGCCAGGTGGCAGACCTCACCCACCTTGTAGAGCACCCCGCACAGGGGCCGGAGGATGAGGTAGACCAAGACGCGCCGGGCATTTACCCCACAGGGGCTTAGCATGCAGTGGCCGAAAAACCGTGACAGCTGGCTAGCCCAACGGCAAGGGGACTGGTCGCCCGGCATGCCGTCCCTCATATTCTTCATCATTTTCGGCCTATTCACAGTCCAAGGCGCTAACCGTGGAGTGGACTACATCACCGGGGATAGGCCGGATGTTACCCAGTCGCTAACGGTGGTGGAAGAGGCGATGCCGCTGCAAGTCTGGGGTGTGCTGTTCCTCATGGCCTCCCTTGTGGTGGCGGTAGGAATGGTGTTCCGCAGGCATAACATCATCATCGCCGGATGCCTGTACTTCGTGGTGCTGTATTCGGGCATCACGTGGGGACTCACGATGAAGATGCTCACGAGGATGACCCCAATGTCTGAATTTTGGGCCGCGCTCACAGACCCCGATATACATGCCCCTACACCGTTCATGTGGGTGGTCATCATCCTCATGTGTGTGGGGTGTGCAGCGCTAACTGTGGTGGTGAAGAAACACCGCTTGCTTGTAGGTGCAGTGTCAGCACTCATTATCCTATTGACCTGCATGTTCGCTACTTACGGGCATCTCGCCACCTTCATCTACCACTCCGCACAAACATTCCCACTCGACGGATGGCGCACCCCCTCATCCTTCGCCCTCACTACAACCATTTGGGCGCTATTCGCCTGGGGTACGAAAGTGATGCAGAAAGCTAGAAGAGGTCAATAAAATTGGTACCACCAGAGTTGCTAGACCGCTTGCCCAATGATGGGGCATGGGGCATTTTCGTGACCGTGGTGCTGGCTATCTGGATTGGTGTCAAGACACTTGCGAAGGCTGATACCGACAAGATGGAGCAGTCCTTCGGCTGGTTTGGGCATAAGGCTTCTCAGGTTGTGCGCTGGTTTCGGGATAAAGAGCGCCGCCAGATTGAGCATGAGCAACGCCTAGAAGACGCAAGGGTGCGCGTCTTCGAGGACAAGATTAAATCCCTAGAGGGGATGATTAAGCGCGACCGCCAATGGTATGAGGAACAACTACACGTTGAACGCGAGCGCAACGAGGCGGAAACACAGCGCCTAGAACAACGCATTGAGGATGTGGTGGAAGAGCGCCGCGTAGTGGAGAAATGGATGGAGTACGCGATGCAGTGGGCTAGTGATGTGTATTCACTGGCGGTGCAGCACTCGTGGAATCCGACGATTACACCACTCATGTCTTTTTCCGTGTGGCGAAAGACGATGCAGAGCGACGTGGATTAGACAACGCGGCGGTGGGGCAACCATGGGGGCAGCTTTAGACGTTTCCCCTGTTAGGAGTCCCCACCCATGGCTGATAGTGTCCCAACTTACCGCGACCTTGAGACGAAGCTTATCCTCAGGTGGATCGATGTGGAGGACATTCTCGCTACTCAGCGAGCTTTGATTGAGGTCACCCCTGAGGCTGCGTTCCTGGAGCTGCCGCGTGGCCGTCGTGGCGAAAAGGGCGAAAAGGGTGACGCGGGTGCACAAATGTGGATTCGTGACCTCATCACGAATCGTAACCAGCTGCCGCAGAATCTGCGCGAGGTAGACCAAGGCGCATGCTACGTGGATACTAATTCCCGCTCTGCGTGGGTGTGGAACGGCAGTGACTACATCGAGATTCCTGAATTTGTGGGTGTGCGTGGCGAGCCGGGCATGACTCCACGTGTGCAGATTGGTTCCGTGCGCCCTGGCGGTGATGCGTCCGTGAGTGTGAATCAGGCCGCGTCTACTGAAGATACTTTCGTGCTGGATTTCGTGCTTCCGCAGGGGCCGGTGGGCCCACCGGGCGAAAAGGGTGATGAGGGTTCGGCGTCGAATGTGTCTAATAGCCCGGATGTGGATGTGACACGCCCCCCGGTTCCTGGTGAAGCCCTCACGTGGAACGGTAGCAAGTGGGCACCGCGTAATGTGCTTGCCCCTATTGGGCCGTGGGTGCTGGGTGAGGGGGATTTTAAGAGCGTGAGCCAGGGCCTTATTGGGTCTGGAAATGTGTCTGAAAAGATGATCGCCTCTTATACGGTGCCTGGTTTGCCTTATGACTGGCATCCTGTGGTGCTGGGTGGGCAGCTGCGTGTGGAAACCCCTATTGGTGTGCAGTATGACGCGGAGGTGCGTGTGGGGAATGCGCAGCGTGGTGACATTATTGGCCGTGGTATTGGTAAGCCTTTCCAGCGGCGTGAGGACCACACACAGATTTATCCGGCCACCGCATCCAGAATGACTCCGGGCAGTGCTGTGGGTGTGGTTAAGGCGAATACCGCCACGACTATCTATGTGGTGTTGAAGAAGACGCGGGGCACTATTGGTGGCTGGGATTTCTGGCGCGAAAATTCGTCTTTGTCGTTCTTGGCTATGCCAGTTAATCAGGCTTACGCCTAAGGGGGATGGCTCATGGCTGAGATGGATCCTGGTAAAGACCCGTGGTTGGAAGATGAGGCGGAGCGCCGCACCCTGGACTATGGCGGCACGCCTCCGAATCCGGAAAACTCGCGTACTCGTGCTGACACGTTTGGTATTCGCCCTGATATTTGGGATTCGCTTAATCAGGCGATTACGAAGAAGGCGACGGTGGATGAGCTTTTGGAGCAGGCGCGCCGCCGCCAGGAGGATGCGCGTAAGTATTTGGCGGATGCTGCGGCTGCACGTGAGCAGGCGGATAAGGCGCTAGCAGAGTCTGATAAGGCTGTGCAGAAGGCGGGGCAGGCTCAGCAGCAGGCTAGGCAGGCTGTGGATGCGTCTAATAGTGCGTTGGGGGATGCTGCGGCGGCGCGTGAGGATGCGCGTAAGTCTCTTCAGGATGCGCAGCAGTCATTGCAGAATTCACAGGATGCTTTGAATGATGCGCAGGATGCTAGGGCGCGTGCTACTACGGCTGTGGCTAATGCGGCTACTGCACGCACGAACGCTGATAAAGCGTTGAATGATTCGGGTAAGGCACTTACTCAGGCGGGGCAGGCTGTGTCTGAGGCGCGTTCTGCTGTGTCCACATCTGGGGATGCTTTGGCTAAGGCTAAGGCTGCTGATTTAACGTCTGAGGAAGGCCGTAAGACTGCGATTGAAGCGCTGACTAAGGCTGTACATGCCACGAATACGGCTGTGTCTGCTAACTCGACGGCGATTGAGGCTAACAGCACGGCTATTGCGTCCACGAATAAGGCTGTGGCTGCGCTTACTCAGGCTTCGGCGGCTAATTCGCGGGCTGTGGATGCTTTGTCACAAGCGTCTGAGGCGAATTCGCGGGCGATTACGGCGACGAATACGGCGGTGGCTGCGAACAGTAAAGCTGTTGAGTCAGCGCTGTTGTCCAGTCAGGCGAATAGTACGGCTATTGCATCCACGAATAAGGCTGTGAGCGCGGCTGTCACCGCATCTGAGGCGAATAGTACGGCGATTACTGCTACTAACCGTGCTGTGGCCGCGTTGCGTGCCGCAAACTCTGCTAACAGCTCCGCAATTAAAGCAGTCACCGATGCTTCTGAGGCGAACACGAAGGCGATTAGCCTACTGCACCTTTTGAACCACGGTACGTGGAACCTATCTAGCACCTACACGATTGGTACGAGTTGGAGGTCATTAGAATTCAACTCGCCTAAGGGCGAATCGTCGGGGTGCTCGATCTTCAAGTTTACCAACTCCGATGGCACTTACATCAACTTTAATGAGGCGGGGCAGTGGGAGGTCAACCTCCGCATCATTATTCCAGCTAAGCCACTCCTCTCCATTGGTGGTAGCTCGTATGTGAGGATTTCTCACATGCGTAAAAGTGAAGTGGTTGATAGTGCGGTCGCTACTGGGTATGACGATGGGTGGCCTTACACGCTCCCGCTCACTGCCATATTCAATGTGCAAGTAGGTGACTACGTATATGTGTCCGCAAAGTCGGACACCACACGTGGTACCTCGCCATTATCCAATGGTAGGCCAGACCATGAGTACACGGAATTGTCCGCACGCCAACTCTCCCGGGCCTAGACAACGCCCCACCCCTCGTACAACTACAGGCAGTCAAATGCTTGTAGGAGACGTGGATGAAATACACCCGTGTACGCCGCGCTGTCAGTGCCGTCGTGATTGACAGTTGGGATGAAGACCGCGACCCAGAACACATTAAGGTCAACGGGCGCGTCACCTTCACCCCACTGTTGAAGGACGGTGATGTGGTGCAGTGGGCTGGACCTAATGGCCCCGAATCCTTGGTGCTTGCCCCCATTGAGTGCCGTATTAGTGACGGTATCATCATGCACCGAGGTGGGGAGGGTGTGTACCTCGCTGCTGGTGGTAAAGGCTGCGAACCATCCCTTATTCAGTGGAAGGCCACATTCAGCAATATGCAGGCGGGTGGCTGGTCTTTCAAGCTGAAGCCAGTCATGTTTGATGCTGTGCCGGATGGGGAAGTAGACCTCACAATGGTCGCCCCCGTAGCTGGCGCATCCGAACCCATTGTGCGTGGCCCCGCTGGTACCGGTATCGACAACATCAAGGTTGATGGGGCGGAACTAGTCATCACCGCACGTTCTGAAGCCGGTGTGTTTGAGATGGCCCGCATCCCGCTAGAAGATGTGGTGAAGGCTGAGGCTGCTGCAGCTGCTAAGAGCGCCACTGACAATGTGCGCACCGAATTCAACGCCTCTGTAACCAACGCCGCCAACAGTGCTAAGTCTGCTGCTGCTAGTGCAAAAACCGCAACCACCAAAGCCAGCGAAGCAACAACCCAAGCAGCCAACGCCGCCAACAGCGCCAGCGCCGCGAAGGACTCTGCTGCCAAAGCCAGCGCCAGCGCCAGTGCTGCTACAGCAAGCGCAAACAATGCGTCTACATCCGAAACCAAAGCAGCAGGAAGCGCCAGCGGCGCGAAAGCATCCGCATCATCCGCAGCGTCTAGCGCCTCCAAAGCCGCAACCTCAGAAACAAACGCGGCAAGCAGTGCCACCAGCGCTAAGCAGGATGCTGACCGTGCCGCAAACATCGCCAACAGCACCAGCTGGAACGGCGACAAACTCACCGTAAACGGCCAAACCAGCCCCTCCCTCACCGGCCCCAAAGGCCCAAGAGGCCCAACCGGAAACGCCGGCCCCAAAGGCGAACCCGGCGAGGTCACAATGGCGGACTTTCGCCCGGTGCGTGATGCGGTGGAGGTGCGCCCGAACGGGTGGATCATCAAGTCCGCATCTGATTTAGCAGCGACGGAGAAGAAAGCCCGACCCGGCGACTTAATCCACGTTGTTGAGACTCGTGAAACATGGGAGGTCTACTAATGGCACTCAGACTGATTAGGCAGGCAAATGAGACGGTGCGGCTGGACGTAACCCAGGGCACTGGTTGGAAACCCGCAGCTCGTGGGAAGTTTGACGCAAGCGTCAACGCTTACCCGGAACTCGCCACCATCCAGGCCACCGGCTGCACCGGGTTACGCGTGTACGACTACGACGCACCCGGCCAGCCCTTTTGGGAGTCCACGACGGGCACGAGCCACACTGTGACGGTGATTAAGACGGTTCGCCGTCTTGTGGTTCGCGCCGAGAATACGACCGATGACACGGAGGTAATTATGCACGTTGTTCCGATCCCCCCCCCTACTTCGTAAGACTTTTGCGCGCCTGGCGGGGTGCCTGCCATGGCGCTAAAACTGATTGGTGCCTCTGGTGGCGCAGTATGCGCGGGCAACTCCGACAGGTCGGACATGCAGCGCGCCTACATGACGTGGGACACAATGCGGGTTCCCGGAACGTGGAAAAGCGACAAGGTATCGGTGACCCCGCCGCCAGGATGGTACAGGTTCAGACTGTGGGTCAGCGAGAACCTGATTGTCTCACCGAACGGGGTCGGACTGCCCGGCGACGTTTCACTAGCCACTACGGGCATGGCGGCACCGGCTATCGACACGATTTGTCAGGTAGCGGATGTAGTGAACGTGCGCTACAGGGCAGACAGGCCATGCGAGTACCGGATGGAACTCACGCCGATCTAACCACCGTGGAGGTGGCGTGATGGCGTTGCGTCTTATCCGTAAACCCCTCGAAGTGCTCACCGGCACAACCGGCACCGGCACTGGGCTACTCACGGTCACCGGCTCGTGGGGAACCTACTTCACCGCCCCTAACGACGGTGTGGCTCATGTTGCTGTGACGGGTGATGTGGAGCAAATCTGTGTGTGGGTGCGTGACACGGACGGCCTGAACATTCAAACGTTCCGCGCCCGCCGTGGCGCGGAATCTATGGAGCAGTGCTGCCTGAACGTGATGGTCCCGTTGTCTAGGGGGCAGCGGTGGTTTGTACAGGCGGAGGGGCAGAGCAAGACCGTGACGGTCATGCACGACTTCAAACCCGTCCCCCCCCCTGCGTAATTGCAAAGTTCTGGCGCTGGTTGGGGTGGTGCTAAATGGCTTTACGCAAAATAGGCACCAGCCGCGACGTGGCCGCGTACACCCTCACCGGCGATTCCGGTTGGCGCACCCCCACCGGCAAGAATCAAACATGGGTAACAACTGGGGAAACCTCTATAACACTCGAACCGGGCACCTACCTCATCGAGGGGCCGCCAAGTGTCGCCCAGTACAACCGCTCACCGTGGACGAACGAGGGCATCATCACAACACCCGCAGTGGTGGAGTACTCCGAGGACAAACAACTGTACTGCCAGTACAGCGGAGTACTGAAGATCACCAGACTCTAGCACCCTTGGGTGGTGGTCGCCGTGGCGCTTAAGCGCATCAGTCAGCCGCTAACCGAGCTAGGGAGCAGCGAACACCTGGACAACCTCACTACCACCGGCGTGTATCACCAAGCTCTGTCAAGAAACGCAGAGGTAAATAATGGCTACCCGGAGGCACAAGCTGGCCTACTCGAAGTCATCTCCCCGTCAGGCGTACAGATGGTGTACCAGCGCTACACCATCTATAACTCCCGCGGCATGTACTTCCGAGGCTTCTACGGCTCCTCATGGGGGCCGTGGAAGAAAGTCCTAACCGAATAGACAACCAGTTTTCTGTGCGACCCTCTGACCGCCCCACGGTTAGGGGGACGCTCGCATTTTGATGGAGGAAACAATGACACTTGAAGAAATCATCGCCGCTATTAAGCAGCTCGACGACCAGGACTTTAACGCCCTGAGTGATGAGATGTACACCATGCGGGAAGAACGCCGCGCACGCCCCGCTATCGAGCAAGCAAAGCAAGAAGCTGAATCGGAAACGGCAACGAAGATTGCTCAACAGCTGGCAGAAGAGCACCCGGAGATAGTGGAGAAGCCGACCGAAACAGCAGACGGCAGTATCCGCGAGTGGGAGCCGTGGAACCCTCTAAAGCCCTCCACACACTACCGATATGGAGACCTTACCCAGCATGGCGGCAAGGTGTGGCGTGACGTGCTCGACCCCACCGGCGACAAACTTAACGTGTGGGAGCCAGGCGCGCAGGGTATAGATGAGCGCTACTGGATAGAAGAATCGGAGACCTCTGAGACCCCCGCCGAAGGTGACGCTAGGGTAGAGGAATTCGTACAGCCCACATCGGAGAAGCCTTACCAGGTGGGGGACAAGGTGAAGTTTGAGGGTGCGGTGTGGGAGTCCACCATCGCTAACAATGTATGGTCACCATCCGCGTATCCGACGGGGTGGAAGAAGTTGTAACCGTAATCCGCGATAGTGGTTCTACTTCTGGTTCTACTTTCTCCCTGTAGCCAGCTACAATAGTGCATTGTTGCAGTACAACATTGGAGGGAATGACGGGAATCGAACCCGCGTCTTCAGCTTGGAAGTCTGAGTGTCGGGTTTTTCCTGTACCAGTACAGGGTGGGTTTCTGACTTAGTTCCAGCTACATCGATCTACCGCACTTGTACTAGCGTGTACTAGCCTGTATCGGAGGATAGCTACAAAATTAGCTACCAAGACCAGCTACCAACCGACTCAGGATGTTCGAATGCGACCAGTACGAGACCTCACCATGGGCTCCATATACCAGACCAAGGACGGCCGGTATCGCGCCGCTATCACCGTTGGCTACGACGGCAAGGGGCGCCAGGTGCGCCGCACTGTCTCCGCCAAGACGCAAGCGGAATGCGTGAGGCGTAGGAACGAGCTATTTATCAAGCTCAAAAAAGGACGTTCCACGCCCGAGGAAATCACGGTTGAAACCCACGTCACCCGCTGGCTTGAAACTACGGCGGCTGAAACTTTCTCCCCGAACAATTTGCGGAATCATAAGTCCTACGCCACCAAGTACATCATCCCAACGCTCGGCGAATACAAGCTCAGTGACGTCGGGGCGGACGAGGTGCGCGAGCTTGATAAAGCGGTGCGAGATGCCCACGTATCCAGCCGGACGGTGCAGATGGTGAGGTCCTCGCTGTCTGTTTGTATGGAGGATGCGGTGAAGCGTGGGCTCATCGAGCGGAACCCGTGTTCTCAGGTGCCTCGGCCTAGGGCGGTGTCGAAGAAGAGGACGTCGCTGACGGCGGATGAGGCGCGTCATCTTATAGTTCACTCGGCTCAAGTGGGGGACCCGTTCGCAACGCTCTGGGCGGCGTTTCTATTCCTTGGTCCCCGTAAGGGCGAACTACTGGGTTTGCAGCGCAACAAGGTGAACTTCTCCCCGGCTGGCTGCACAGCCGAGCTTGATAGGGCGCTGGTCGAGGTGTCCTGGGCGCATGGCGAGGGCTGCCGGTGCATCGATGGTGTGAGGCCGAGCAAGTGCCCCACCCGTGGCCTTGCTTTACCTCCTGGGTATGACTTCGAGCCCCTGTGGGGGAATCTGATTTTGGCGCCACCGAAGACCTCATCCTCGGTTCGTCTCGTACATGTTCCGGCTCCGCTGGATGCGATGCTCTGGCAGTATGTGCAGGCCGCACCTCCGAACAAGTGGGGGCTCATGTGGGTGTCCGAGCGCGGGCTACCGCTGCGCCCGAAGGTGGCGTTGGCTAGGTGGAAGTCTGCCCTGAAGGCGGCGGGGCTGCCTGTCGTTGACCTCCACACGGCTAGGCATACGGCGGCGTCTCTGCTGGCTGAGTGCGGGGTACCGCCTCAGGTGATTGGGGTCATCCTTGGTCAGTCCACTGTGGATACGACGCTTGGGTATGTGCATGTGGGGCGGGCGCAGGCTCAGGCCGCGCTAGCCCAGTACGCGGAGAGGCTAGCCCTGCCGACTTCCTACGGTCAGTCCCCTCAGGTAGGCGACGGCTTCCCGCTGTAGTGGAATGGGTAGGGCCTTGAGTAGCTGCGCCGCCTCGTCCTGTAGGTCTTCCGGGTTCTCCCGTTCCGGGGCGAGACCCGCCGCCTCGAGTACCTGGTTCACGGGGAGGTTGACGGCCTGGGCGGCTTTCGCTAGCGCTTCCGGGGTGGGTGTGATGGGGATCTTTTTGCCGTCTCGGATGTTGATTCCGGTCTCGAGTCGGCGCCACCAGGATTCTGATAGGCGGGATCGTCGGGCGGCTTCGGCCTTGGATAGGCCCTCGCGTTCGCGGGCGTGTTGGAGGAGTTGGCCAGCAGGCCACTGCTGGGGTGTGGTCATGGCTATGAGGTTATCAGTGGGTGTGTATTTAATTTTGCGCGGTACCGGATAGTACATTATAATACTGGGTAAGGGTTCAAAACGAGCCCAACTAGTACCGGACGGTACAGCCCTGCAAGGCAGAAAGGAATCACTATATGGCCTACAAAAACGATGGGCTATACAACCAGAAGGAGGCCTGCCAATACCTGGGAGGCATCTCACGGAACACGCTTTATCTACTCCGGAGGGACGGGCTACTCGCGGAGACCAAACTAGGGTGGCGAGTCTTTTTCAAGAAAGCCGACCTAGACCGCTGCATTGAGATGCAGGAGCTACTGAACGCAGCCTAAAACGTAAAAAGACCCCTCGGAGCTGCAACTCCATAAGTGAGGGGCCGCATCGGCAGAAAGGAATCTAAACACGATGCACACACATGATAACACCCCGACACCGGCGCTCGAAACCGCAGAGCGCGACCCGTACGAGAAGGTCCTACTCCAGGCCGTCGTGCTAAGGAAGCTCAACGGCATCCATAAGGAGTTCAAGGACAGCATCACCCGCGACATGAACCCGGGCGACAAGCGCACCGTGAAGAACGCCCAGGGCCTTGAGCTGGGCAGCGTATCGAAGTCCGCGCCCGGAATGAAAGCGGTCTGTACCGACAGTGCTGTGCTTCTCGCTATGGCTGAGGAGCAGGGCCGTGAAATTGTTGACGGGCTACCGTCGCCGTCTGATCCCCGCCATGAGGAAATTATTCGCCTCCTCATGGAGCTTGGGCGCACTGACCTACTTGAGTCCGCTGTCGTGAAGGAGGATGCGGACGAAATCGCCGCGAAAGTTCTCGAAGACTGGCAAATCAGCGGACATCTTCCTACCGGTTGGGAAATCAAGGAAGCCTCATCGCCACGGGTCGCTATCAATTCCAAGCGTTCTAACGCGGCGCGTGCAGCAATTGATCATCTTGTAAAAGAGGCGGGCACTGTCCTCGCACTCGAAGCAGGAGAGAAGTAAATCATGGGTGAGGAAATCTGGAAACCAGTAATCGGATTTGAGGGACTTTATGAAGTCTCTAGCCACGGAAAAATAAAGAGTCTGCAGCGCAAAGTACCGCATAAGTCCAGCGGAACCATCACAGTACGCGAGCGCATTCTGAAGCCTGGCGTGCGTAAGAGTGGGCACCTTTATGTGAATCTGCTAAAAGACTCGCATCCCCGAACTAAGCGCGTTCACGTAATCGTTGCCGAGGCATTTATAGGACCACGTTCTGCAGGCATGGAGGTATGCCACAACGACGGCAACCCAGCGAATAACCGCGTAGAGAACCTACGCTATGACACCCACGCTGAAAACATCCGCGACATTATTCGTCATGGCACGCACTTCCAGAGCAAGAAAACAACGTGCAAAAGAGGGCATCTGCTTACCGCGCCAAACCTGGTTCCGTCAATAGCCAAGAAAGGCTACAGGGACTGCCTGGCGTGCTCTCGTACTCGCGCTTATCTGATTAATCATCCGGGACTTGCAGATACAGCGCAAGAACTTTCAGATAGCTACTTCAACACAATCATGGAAAGGAAATAATCATGGAGTTCACAACCCGCCGACCATCTTGCAAGGCTTCATTCCCGTTGGTGCTTCTCGCCGGTGTCGAGGGCGCCGGTAAGACGTGGGCAGCTGTCGAGTCCACATCAATGAGCGCAGTTGACAAGGCATTTTTTATTGAAGTTGGAGAGTCTCAGGCGGATGCTTATGGCGCAGTCCCTGGTGCTGATTTTCTGATAGTTGAGCACGACGGAACCGTTGGGCAGATTCGTGGGGCTATCCACTGGGCTTCCCAGCAGGCCCCGGCTGAGGGTAAGCACAACCTCCTCATCATCGACTCGATGACCGAAATCTGGCAGCTGCTTCAGGACAACGGCCAGGAGGAAGCGAACCGCCGTGCTCGTAGCAAGGGCCGCAAGGTGCCGGAGGACGGTGTGCGGCTCAGCATGGACCTGTGGAATCAGATTAAGTCTACATGGAACGGCATCTTGCAGCAGTGCCGTCAGTTCCCCGGCCCGGTACTCATGACCTCCCGGCTCGAACTTGTGACGGCGATGGATGAGAAGGGCAACCCGACGCGGGATAAATTCTGGAAGGTGCAGGCGGAGAAGAATCTGCCGTTCAACTGCCAGGTTGTGGTTCAGGCGAGGGCTCCGCGCCAGTGGACGATGACGAAGATCGCTACCACGGTTCCCGAGCTTCAGCTCCAACCCGGTGCCGAGATGACGTTCAACGACTTCTCAGTTGCGAAGCTGCTGGACGGTATGGGGATTGGTGCCGACGCCGCCCCGAGCACGTTTGTGGAGACCCGCCCCGATGGGGAGTTCAGTGAGGAGAAGCAGGCCGCTAAGGCCGCCGAGGAGCAGGCGGAGGAGCGGAAGGCATACGTCTCTAAGCAGACTCAGGGGCTACTCCAGGCGGAGTCCTCCGGGGACGTGGATACCCTTCGCCGGGCGCTGCGCTACTACGAATCGAGGTCGGATCGTGAGCTCGTTGGCATGGCCCGCGACACGCTAGACCGCCTAGAGAAGGCCCAACGCATGGAGAAGGCGCAGGAGACCGTCGGGAACGTGCTGGACGGTGAGGTGGTCGAGCCGACCGCCGACGCCGCCTAACTACATTCCTCACTGCCCTAGGCCGGTGGGATTGCAGACCCCCGGCGGGTGACTGCGCCACCGGCCTAGCTATCTTTTCGTGCCCTGCGGCCCGGGCCATACAAGGGCCGCCCTACAATAATCCATGTACCCCACCTGTACGCGGCTGCAACCGTGAGCGGTGTGGGGGAGTAGCAGAAAGGAATCTTTGGGATGAAACGATCCCCTAGTAAAACGCAATGCTCCGTTGAATGGTGCGATCGCCCGTCAAGGGCGCGTTCGATGTGCACCAAGCACTACCAACAGGTGAAGTCATGGGGCGAGGTTCGCCCCGATAAAGAAAAGTTTTCGGTCTGCCAAGCCGACGGGTGTGAGCGGAAGCCGCGCTCGGGAGGTGCAAGCTACTGCGAGATGCACTACTACCGCCTTCGCCGTAACGGAACACTTAGCATCGTTGCTCCTCGCGTGCCAGACTCCGAATGCGTTGTAGGAGGCTGCGATAAAAAGGCTTTCACTACCGAAGGGCTATGTAGAAACCACAGTCTGGGCATGAAGCGAAATGGAGACTTAAAGAATCACGCTCGTGGGGAGCTGGCGTACAACTGGGTCAGTGAGAGCGAACTGGGGTATAAGAACGCCCACCGAAGGGTAAAAACCGCACGCGGAAGTGCGTCTAAGTACTCATGCGTTGATTGCGGGAGGAAAGCAAGGCACTGGTCTTATAACCACTGCGCGGAGCATGAACTTTCAGAAACCCATGAGAAGGGTGGGGTGGTCTCTTATAGCGCCAACATCTGGGACTATTCGCCCCGCTGCGTCTCCTGTCATAAGAAGTTTGATCTCAACATTATTGAGGCAAAGGGCGGTAAGTAGAGGTGGGCTACATCAAGCGTAAACCGCGCCGTGGCGGCAGAATGCCCCAAGAGGTCTATGAGACTACGATGTTCAAGCGCGCTCGTGGGCTTTGTGAAGCCGGGCTGCCGGGGTGTGAAAAGAACGCTACTGACTTCCATCATCGGCAGCGTCGGCAGCGTGGCAATGACACGGTTGTGAACTCGGCTGCATTGTGCCGCGCCTGCCACCATCACATCACGCACGTGTCCCCGGCAGAGGGTCGTGAGCGCGGCCTCATTGTTCATTCACATCATCCCGACCCGGGCAGTGTGCCGATGTGCGTTCGTGGACGCTGGTTCATGTTGCTGCCCGATGGCGGCATGGAGGCCACGGAGGCAAGGCCGTGACAATTCATCCAGACGTCCACTATGAGGGTGTGCGGTTCGCTAGTGTCCCGCACCAGCTTCTCGATGAGGTGGCCGATCCGGTCGCTATTGCCCTGTATGCGCACCTGATGAAGTTTGCTGACTGGTCTACAGGTCTTGCCCATCCGAAGCGTGAGACTCTGGCGAAGCTCATGGGCTACAAGACAACGAAGTCGGTTGATGCCGCTGTGAAGGTCCTCGCTAAGGCTGGGTGGCTGGAGGTGTTTCCGCGTTGGTCTCGGTGGAATGAGGAGACGAACGCGCTGGAGGTCATCTACGAGTCCCGCAAGGGATTCAATCAGACGTCGAACGGGTACAGGCTGTTTGACCGGCCACGACGTAGTGGTGGGGTGGGTACCCCAGAGGGACCCCACCCCCTACCCACTAGTGACCCCTCCCCATGCCCCCAGGGGTACACAAACAAAAACCATAAGAACGAGAACCATAGAACTAAAGATATTGATCATCCTGCGGATGATCGCTTCGATGAGTTCTGGGGCACGGTTCCGCGAAAAGTTGGTAAGGGGGCGGCGCGTAAGGCGTGGGCGAAAGCGGTGAAGAAAGCGGACCCTCAGGTCATCATTGAGGGGATGCGCCGGTATCGGGATGACCCGAACCGCGAGGATGAGTTCACCGCTCATCCTTCGTCGTGGCTGAATGCGGAGAGGTGGGATGATGATCCGCTTCCGGCTAGGGGAGGTGGGCAGAAGGCCCCGAGCTTCCTTGACTTCGCCCCATCTAGCTCTACACCCCGTAATCCGTCCTTTAACGCCCCGTACGGCGGCGAACTGCCTAGTTCTACATATTCACCCCTGCCGCCCGGTATTGAGCCGCCTACGGGGCCGCAGGCACTATTTGAGGAGTATCCAGAATGAGCACACCACAGCAGCGCGAGTTAGCCGCCTACGTCCTCGAGTATGGGAAGCGCCTGGCCCCGGATCGGTTTCCGCAGCCGTCGGCTGAGGTGGTGGACGCGTGGGGAGATGTTCTAGCCACGGTGTCCCTGCCTCCGCAGGTGTGGCCGGATGCGGTGAAGCTGTGGGCGCTGGAGCTTGCCGGGCCACGTATGGTGACGCCGCGTGACCTTAAGCAGGCGGCGTTTGCGGTGCGTGACCGGTGGGAGTCCGATCCGGTTCGGAAGCGTCAGCTGGATGCTCACCGTGAGCGGTTGCGTAAGGAGCGTGACGCGCAGTTGGCGGCGGGGACTTTCGGTGAGCTTCGGGGCTATAAGCCGTTGGAGGTTGGTCACGCCGGGGAGGTTGATACGGCGGGTATTGTGGAGCGTATAAAGCGCGGTTTACGAGGGAGGACGGGCAATTCATAGCACTCAATTTTACTTTTTGTAAACTATGATCTATACTTAAACACGTAAGCAAGAACAGCCCCTGCAAGGGCAAGCAGAAAGGAAAAAATGAACTCCACCGACTACTACGTCGCCTACAACATCACCAACGAATCCGACCTCGACATGGTGACCGTGGGAGGCCAGCCCAAGTACCACCTTGGCGGAAACTCCTTCATGTGCCGCATCGCAATCATCGAGGGCTACACCAAGGCCGAGAAGGAAACCTTTGAGCGCATCATCAGCATCAGCGAGAACGGCGCGGAGGTCGAGGTTTACGACTGGACACCAGCTAACTGCGACATGTACGCGAAGGTGAACAGCTAACCACCAGTACGGGAGGGGCACGCATTCACCCTAGTCACGCGCACTACATGAACCCCTGCAAGGGTTACGAGAAAGGAATCACAATGGACCTCGTTGAAGTCACCCACGAATACATCGCCAGCGTTAAAGTCACTACCCAAACGTATGACCTGTACCGTGACGTCTTCATCTACGACAACGGCGAACAGCGACCCTGCTACACGCTTCGCAGCCCGAAGGATGAATCCAAGTACTGGGCGGGGCGTAACCTCACCAGCACCGATAACTCCGCCGCAGGAACCTACATGTTCGCCACCGTCATGGGACCCCCAATTAAGAGACAGGGCAACATCGTGAAGTTCTTCATCGCGGGCGACATGATCGAGCGAGTCAAATAACAGGCCTTGGAGGGGAGCGCATTCCACGAATCACGCTCACGCCAAGCCCCTGCAAGGGTACATAGAAAGGAATCACAATGAGCGTCACAACGAGCTCCGTATATAGCCATAACGGGCTTGCCTACGAAATGCGAGTCACTGAGACCGGAAAGCGCCCACAAGATAAAGACGTCGAGATCGAGTACCTCGGGGATGATAAGGCCTCCCCGTTCAGCCTATCCGCCTACTGGAACGGCGTTAAGGAAGTTTGGGATGTGAAGGTGGAGTTTCTTCCACGTATCGCCCGTGACTCTCTGAACCTCCGTTCATATGTTGAGGATGTTCAGCTCGGAGTGGAGATGGTTACTGAGTTCCGGGAAATCCTGAACGCTGGGTAAGGCCCGGGGCGTGAGCGTGATGGGGATGACGTTCACGCCACCGACCACCCCACCTAATCAGAAATAATGCCGCCTGCAAGCGGCTGACAGAAAGGAATCAGCGCATGTCATCGCGCACCCTAGATTTAATCTTCATTGACCTTGCTTTATTGATCACCATCGTGTGGGCCCCGGTAGTGGCCGGGGTTCAGGCCGGGCGGAGTTTTCACTGGTCTATCGGCATCGCCGTGGCCGTCCTTCTTTCGGCTATCTCTGTCGCATTCTGGTACCGCTTTGCCACCTCCCCGGCGTCTCTGCCGGGACAGGACTGGGAGGGGGGAAGAATGAGCCTCCCATACCCGCGCTACGACGAGCCCCACGACGACTACACCGAAGTCGAAGCCGTCGCCACCCTCGCCCACCCCGACGGCACCACCACCCGCCACGGCCTCATCATGAACGCCCCCGTCTATGACGAGCGCCCTGACCTGCTGGAGGCCTGGGATAACGAGGACTACGAGCCGGTCAACTTTGACGAGTTTGCCCAAGCTATGCGCAGCGCGGAGGAGCTTGTAGACCTCGATATTTGGGACGGCGTCACACCCGAGTTTGACCAGCTCTACCGCCCCTCCGCGCTCACCCTGGCTATGAGAAAGGCAAGCTAATGGCCAACCCATTCTCCTGCATCGCCAACGACACCGCCCGCTATTTCACCCACCAGGGCATCAGCTGTATGACGCAGCTGGGGCCATTCACCATCAACGGATACATCGAACTACCCGAAAACCACCCGTGGCTTGATTTCCCTGACACGCTTGAGGTGCACCCCGACATCGAAGTTCACGGAGGAATCACCTACCACGAAGGCCGCGTAATCGGCTTCGACACCAACCACCTTGGGGATGGACAGCACCCCGACGCCCCAAACGCGTACCCCTCCCACTTCACCGGCCATACCTGGACATGGGAGGAAGTCGAGGCGGAAACCCGCCGCCTAGCAGAA